GGGCTTACAGGAGATGATTGGTGTTCTATATTAGGATTTGAAGTCCATATAGAATATGAGTTTGATATATGTTGTATATGTCATATGTCAACTAAATCAATAACATCTAATTGCTGTAAAAAACAATTATGTTATGAATGCTGGGATAAATTACCAATGGCGCGATGTCAAGAATGTCCTGAAAATCCTAGAGGTGACTGTGAATATATTCGTTCGTGTGGAACAGCAAAATGCCCGTTATGTAGATGTAGTTTAGCAAGTGGAAAAGAATTCGAATCTTAAAATATAAGTAATTCAATAAAATATAAAAAAATAAAATATAAAATTTTGTTATTGAATTGAAAAAAATGAAAAAAAAATTTAGTAAAGTAAAAATGATAAGTATTAAAAAAAAATTGAAATGAAAATTATAATAAAATGGATTGTAAAAAACTAATAAGCAATAACACTCAATAATAACTATTAACAAAATGACAATATGTATGGTATTTGACACTGAAACAACCGGAGTACCTACTGGTGTATCAGTTGTAGAAAATCACAATGTTCATTTATGGCCTCATGTGGTTCAATTAAGTTATATTATGTATAACACCGAAACTAATGAGATTTTAAAACAAAAAAATGATATAATAAAAGTTCCAAACAACATTATTATTCCAAATAATGTTGTTTTGATTCACGGTATCACGAATGAAATATCGAATAATATTGGAATAAATATTATTAGTCCTTTAATCGAATTTATGGAAGATTACAATAAATCGGATATAATTATAGGACATAATATTATGTTTGATGTAAATATGATTCGTGTTGAATTATTAAGACATGTATTATATGAGGAATTTAATACATTAAAAAAACTAAAATCATATTATTGTACTATGATAAATACAACAAAATTATGTAAGTTAACAAAAGTAAATAAAAGGGGTGTTATATCTCCTAAATGGCCAAAATTAATAGAACTACACAGACATTTATTTAATACAGAACCTGGACATTTACATAATGCGTTTAATGATATATTAATAACATTAAGATGTTATGTTATGATAAAATTTAACGACGATATATGTGAGAAAAATCCAACTATTAAAAATTTAATTTATAAATTATTAAAAACTAATTAAGCTGAGCACATCTCACATATATCATTCTCCATATGATTTGAGGTGTTCTTTTCAGGTTCAATTGAAAATTGTTGAGCTTGATGTTTTGCCTTTCTTCTTAAATAATATATACCCGTTTTTAATCCTTTATTCCATGAATAAAAATGCATTGAAGTAAGCGAGTTATATGTTGGTTCTTCAACCCATAAATTAAGACTTTGACTTTGACATATATATGCTCCTCTATCTGCTGACATATCAATTACATGTTTCATAGGGATCTCCCATACAATTTTATATTTATTTCTAATTTGTTCAGGTATAATATCTAAATGCTGAATACTGCCTTTATTGGCTATAATATTATTTTTAATTTGTTCATTCCATAATCCAATATTAATCAAATCTTTCATTAAAAATTTATTTGCCACTATAAATTCACCTGCTAAAGTACTCCTACTATAAATATTACTTGTTAATGGTTCAAAACATTCATTATATCCTAAAATTTGTGAGGTACTTGCTGTAGGCATAGGTGCTACAAGAAGTGAATTTCTTAACCCATATTTTGTTATTGATTCTTTTAATTTATCCCAATCATAAGTTGATGAAGGTGTCACCCCCCACATATCAAATTGAAGAATACCTTTGGATGATGGTGACCCTTCGAAAGAACTATATGCGCCACAATGAGTGTGTGATAATTTATTATATTCACAATGTAATAAAGATGTATTATTACAAATATTAATTGTTATTAAATCATTAGTATTATTTTTTTTAAGAGATACGAAATATAAAGATATATTATCATAATTATGTTTTAGTTGATTGTATCTATCAATTGCGATTTCATTACTTTTTTCTAAAGAAGCGTGATAAATCGTCTCGAAAATTAATTTATTAATTTGTTTTGCTTCTTCGCTATGAAACGCAATATCCATCATAATAAATGTATCTGCTAACCCTTGAACCCCAATACCAATGGGTCTATGTAATAAATTACTCCTTCGGGTTTTTTCTGTAGGATAAAAATTAATATCTATTATTCTATTCAAATTATTCGCAACTATTTTGGTTACTTCATGTAATTTTTCATAATTAAAGGTTTTAGTTAATTCATCCACAAATGCGGGTAAAGCAATACTTGCTAAATTACAAACGGACGATTCAGTATCATCTGAATATTGAATAATTTCAGTACATAAATTACTTGATTTAATTGTTCCAATATTTTTTTGATTACTTTTCATATTTGCTGTGTCCTTATATAATATATAAGGTGTTCCTGTTTCCATTTGTGTATCTAAAATCTTAAACCATAACTCACGAGCATTAATTGTTTTGCGAGCTTTTCCTTCAACTTCATATTTTTCATATAACTCCTTAAAGTTTTCACCATATACATCTGATAATCCGACGCATTCATGCGGACAGAAATATGACCATTTATTATTTTCTTTTACTCGCTCCATAAACAAATCGGGTATCCATAAAGCATAAAACAAATCCCTTGCTTTTAATTCTTCATCACCATGATTTTTTTTTAATTCTAAAAAATCTTCAATATCAGCATGCCACGGCTCAATATAAATCGCAAAACTACCATTACGCTTACCTGACTGATTCACATATCGTGCTGTGCTATTATACACTCTTAACATTGGAATAATACCATCAGTTTTGCCATTTGTTCCACTAATGTGTGAACCTTTCGCACGAATATTATGAATGTGAAGTCCAATTCCTCCTGAATATTTAGAAATTTGTGCACAATCAGATAATGTATTATAAATACCTTCGATGCTATCATCTTCCATCGCAAGTAAATAACACGAACTTAATTGTTGTCTAGGGGTTCCAGAATTAAATAATGTAGGTGTTGCATGTGTAAAAAATTTCTGAGACATTAAATCATAGGTTTCTTTTACATCTTTTAAATTATTACCATGAATACCAATTGATACACGCAACCACATATGTTGTGGTCTTTCTATAATTGTATCACCAATTTTTAAAAGATACGACCTTTCAAGCGTCTTAAACCCAAAAAAATCAATTAAATAGTCTCTATCATGAACAATTATATTATCAAACAATTCTTTATTTGCTGATACAATCTCCCATAATTCATCCGAAATAATAGGAGACTTTTTCCCATTACAATTAACAAAACCATATAATTTTTCCATTGATTTAGAAAACGAGGGAATCGTGTTTTTTTGATGATTTGAAATAACTATACGACCAGCCAATACTCCATAATCTGGATGTTGTGTAGATAACGCAGCACATTGCTCCGCGGTTAACTCATCTATTTTAGTTGTATTAATCGTGTCATATAATTGGTCTATTACTTTTATAACAAGTGATGAATAATTTATTTGAATATTTGCTTCTAAACCAAGTTTTTTAACACGATTTAAAATTTTATCAAATGATATATCTTTTAATTCACCATTTCTTTTAGTAACACGCATATCAGATGAAGTTAACATATTTATTATTATATGTTGTAATTATTATTTTATATTATTTTTTTATATATTATTTAATTTACAGAAAACATTATTCATATATATTATATGAATTATATATTTGTGTTATTATTAATAACCATCTTTTTATTAATAATTTGTAACAAAAATATTGAAAATTTTGATAATTATAATTTAGGTAGTAATGGCAATTACCCCTCATCAGTTAATGAGGTTCTTTTAGAAGATAGTTTTCCAATTAAAAATACTCTTGGAGTAACAAACGTTAATGAATCTAGTATATGGTGGCATTATCCAATTTTTAAAGTCGGGTCTTACGAACAAATAAATAATAATTTAAAATATCCAAATAATCCTGACACCGGAAGATGTATGCCATCAAATTTTTGTGGTTCACTATATAAAGAACATCAAATTAAAACAAATATTTCAAAGGTTTTGCCTCCTGTGAATTCAGACGGAATTCGTGTAAATTATTATAATATAGAATAATTGTTATGTAATTATTTCTGTTTTAATTTCATATATTATATTATTTTGTTTTATTTCAACTTTACCTGATTTTTTATTTATATTTAATAAACATAAACCATTATTTATATTTTCATCTTTTTTTTGTTTTTTTGTAGCTGCTCTATGTTCATATCCAGTGTTTCTTTCATTTACAATAATGTCCCACATTTTCTGCATTTCTTTAATATTATCCTTAAACCAAATATTATTTCGTAAAACTAAAACACAACTATAACATTCCAACTTCCAATAAATATTTTTAATCCAAACATAATCGATATATTCATCCATTTTAGATGTTTCCCATATTTCAAATTCAGGTTGTGTCATATGTAAAGGTTTATAAATATATATTGGAACACCATTATTTTTAGAAAAATACATTATAACACCTTTCATTTGACCTGTTTTAGATATTAAAAAATCGGTTCCATCATCCATAAATTCTTTTTCGTTTTCATATTCTACAAATTTTGTTTCTAAAAAATCACATTCCTCTAAATTACAAATCTCTAGTTGAAGCTGCATTTGTATCCAATATTCTTTTTTAGGAGTACCATCAATCACACGAGATACAACATTTTTTATTTCAAGCATACGACCATATCTTGGTGAATTAACTTTAACATTAATTCCATCTGGAGATGCGCCTAAAAAATCATATTTATCATGTTTTATACATCCAAACTCTTTTATTTCAGTATCATACTTATCTTCATAAAACATTGTCGACAATGGTTCATATTTTTGTCCCCAATGAAGGGTCGTGTTTATATTAACATATTCTTTTTCAGAAGAATTTATCATTAATGCCTGACATTTTTCATAAATTAATTGGTTTTGACTACATACACTATCAAATATCTTATACGCATTACTTGCTGTAATTAAATTATGTCTAAAATTATACCATTCTGGTGTTCTTTGTGTATGTTGAGGTTTAGACATTAACACAGATAATTTATTAGAAATAACACTAATATTTGGTTCAGATATTATTATACTATTTTCAAATGAACGCAACGGAAAAAATGAAGAATAAAATATTTCCATTGATTCCTCTACATAATTATATATTTCTTCTTCAAATATATCATTTAGTAAAATGTGATCTTCAAGTTGTGTTAAACATAAATTATATATTTCATCAATACATACATCATGAAAATCCGGTTCAGTTATTAATGTTGAGTTTTCACTAACATAATCGTATATTAATTCAAGGATTGTTTCTATAAAATCTACTCTTATTTTGTCATCGTTTATTAATAATATTTCTTCAGGTATTAAACTATCAATTATATTTTCAAGAGTTTCTAAATCATTAAAATACATTTAATTAAATTAAAGAGTTGTTTTTAATTTGATTTTTTATATTATCACTTTTATACATAAACTATTATTACCGTGTAAACATAACAAGGAGACTAAAATTAAGATTCATCACAATCTTGGGAAATCTCTAAAACATCAGAAATATTGTGTTTATTTTTTATAGTTCCATGTGTTTTTTTTGGAGGTAAACTTTTCAAGGTTGATATTCTTTTATCAAGACTTTTTAAAGTAAAATGTTTAGTTGGTTTATTATACACTAATGCTGGAATATCTTTAATTATTCCTGTGGTTTTATTATATATAACATCCTTTACTTTTTGTAATTTTTTTCTATCCAAACAATCCTTAAAAAAAGCAATTAAATGTTTTTCTTCTTCATCATTTAAATTATTCTTTTCTTTATACATTTGAACATAACAAGTTAACTTTTTAATCTTAATGGTATTATCCAATTTACACCATGGACCATTAATATTAAGTTGTTGTTCATTTTCTAAAAATTTTTCTAAACATGATATATTATTATGATTTGTTATCTTAGTTTCTTTTAACGGTGTTCTATTTAATAACATCGTTTTGTATTTTATATTTTTTAATTCGTGGCATTCTTCATTAATTGAGTGTTCCATTTATATTATATCAGGTGTTAAGTTTAACTCGTTTTAAAATATATAGTTATATTATAATATTTATATTGGTTTATAATATAAATACTATAATGGAAACAAACATATCATCCATAATTAAAAACGAAGATACAAATGAAGTTATAATTAATGATAATAACGATAAAAAAATAAATATAGTTGGAACATCTACACGATATAAAATTAAAAAAGCAACTTATAAGTTAGAGTATAATAAAGAACGCACTGATATAAAAACATTTTTGTTTCCTGATGATTATTTTATATATGATAAACAATTGTCTATTTTAAAAAATATTTTTAATGAACTACCTAATATTGAATTAAAATATATAAATGTAATTAAACAAATAGAAAAAAAAATATACGGTTATAAACAACAGGATATTAAAAAAAATAATCTTGAACCTCAAAAATTCATTTATTTAAATTTAATATTAAATAAATTAGTTGAATCAAACCTAACATGTTATTATTGTTCTTGTAAAATGTTTTTATTATATAAAGTTGTTAGAGAGAATAAACAATGGTCCATAGATAGAATCGATAATAATTATGGTCATAATATTGATAATGTTGTATTATCATGTTTAGAATGTAATTTAAAAAGAAGATGTACAAATAAAAACAAGTTCGAATTTACAAAACAATTAAAAATTCATAGAATTGAATAATAAGTTATCCAACTATTATTTTTATAACCAATTATAATAATGAATTATTACGAATGGAAATGGAACAAAGGAGAACCCTATGATAAGTCTATCAGACAATATAAACCTGAACTTTCGGTTTTAGAAAATATTGAATACAATAATAATGTTGAAAAATCCGCATATTCCGCATCATTAAATCACGATGAAACCACATGGGATGTTTTAAATAATAATATTAGATTTTCAAATAAAAAAGAATACATAGAACAAAAATTATCAGAACGTCAAATTATATGTCAATCAAATTTAAATCCATATTTGTGTAATAATAATTATATTGATGATGTTGTCAATAGAGATACATTTTTAAAACCAATTTCAACAAATGTTGATAAAGAGCAAAAATAATATTTATTTAAATAAGTATTTAAACAAAATATTTTTAATAATAAAACACATTTATGATTAAACCTGTCAATTATATAACACAAAATAATTTATTATTAACAAATTTAATCGAATTTTATAAAAACGAAAGTGCTTTAAATCGTATGTTAAATATTATTACAGGAGAAAATAAAATTTCATTAAGAATTGTAGATTGGTTTGCGACTAATTACGCAAAAAAATATTACACAATTTATTCAATTAATAATGCTGGTGATCCACCCAAAAGATTTAAGGTTTATGTTGATTATAAATTAAAATTAAAGGCGTATTCTAAACGAAGATTTGACCCTTTCTGTAGATGGGATAGAATAAGTATTCCATATAAAAATAATACAAGCATTGAAACTACTATCGGTCAATTAAACTTTTTTAAATGGGCTATAGAAAACAAAGTTATTGAATATATAGAACAAAACTATGATGAGATTGAAACAGATATGAATTGTCGTAATAGCACATCAAGAAGAAAAGAACTTGTAGACAATTCAAAAACACGCAAAAAAAGAGAAGAATTATCAATTTCAGCTACTAAAAGTATTAAAAAAGAAAAGGTCGAAATTGTCGTTCAATTTAATTAGTTAATTTTATATAAATTTAAATATAAAATTAAATAATTATTTATGGGAAATACTCAATCAATAAATAAAACGAATTTTGAAGATATTCAACAATTATTGTCAACAAAACCCGAACAATACTTATTAATTAATACTTTAAAATTAGAAGAACAAGATTGTTTAATATTAACTACTATGCCTTATAATAAAGAAGAACACGTTATTAATGACTATATTAAAAATATTAATAAAAATATTAAAATTATTATTTATGGAAAAAACTGTAACGACGATACACCAATTCAAAAATATAAACAGTTATATTTACTCGGATTTTATAATATACATATTTATATTGGAGGATTATTTGAGTGGTTATTACTTCAAGATATTTATGGTTCGTCTGAATTCCCGACAACTTCAAAACAACTTGATTTATTAAAATATAAACCCTAATGGGTATTTTATTTTCTCATGATTAAATAATAATGTCTGGATTAACTGGCTTTAATGTTGGATACTCAAACACATTTGGTGGTGATTTATCATTTATAGACATATCATATATATTAGCTCCAAAGACATCAGGCACTAATATAAATACCAATTTTTTTTATAATAAAAATCCAGGTTCTTTACCAATAACTTATACTGATTTATCAAATGTATTTTTAAAATCTAAAACTAATAATGTAATTGATTTAAGTTATCAGATAATTCAAGTAACAAAATATTATGACCAGTCATTAAATACGACCCCTGTAACATATTACGATATAGGCCAAGTATTTGAACCAACCTTTAATGATATTTCTTTTTCAAATATTTCATCAACAAAAACAGGATTAATTATTTATAAATATATTAATGGTATTAAAATGGTTAATTATATGGGTAGTAATTTTACAGGAAGTTTTAATATAAATCCTGCTTTAAGCGGTAGTAAAAACAGAAAGTTTGTGTGTATTGGTGGTGGTAGCGGTGGTGCTTTAGCCGGAGGTGGAGGTGGAGGTAGTATAATAATTGGTTCAGTTGATATGTCAAATAATTTTTCTTATAACTTTGGTGTAGGAAATGGAGGGGCTAATTCGGGCGGTGATACTTTTTTTAGGGTAGGTGGCGCAGGAAATACTACGTATAATTTTAATGCTGGAGGTGGTTTACAAGTAACAGACTTATCAGGAAATGGTTTTGGTGGTGGTTCCGCAATTGTTAAACTAAATGCGAATTTTAATTGTACGCTTAATTACATTAGTGGTGGTGGAGGTGGTGGCGGAGGTTATAACAGCAATAATGGTAAATATGGAAAAGGTGGAGCTGGTGGAATCTGTACTTTACCTACTGGAATAGGTGCACCAGCAGTTGACATTTCTGGAAATGGTCAAAACGGGACTGATGCGTCTAATAATCCTGTTTATTATGTTGGTGGTGGTACTGGTGGAGGAAATTTTAGTTCATTATATACATCATTTAATAGTATTCCAGACCAAACTGTTTATTATTTTGGTGGTGGTGGTGGTGGTGGTTTTAATGTTGGTGGTGGTTATAATGGATTTCCAAGTGGTGGAAATCCCATAAATAATTGGAATATTGGTGGTTATGGTGGGTCAGCAACCTCAAATTCTTCGACAACAGCCAGTTCTCAAATTGGAGGTGGTGGAGGAGGTACCAAGGCCCCAACAGGTGCAGGTAGTGGAGGTCCAGGAGCTTTAATGTTTTCCTGGAATTACCCGTAAACATATACTCTATAAAAAAATATTTTTTTATTGTCTATGAAAATAATAGTAACATAACTAACATAACTAACATAACTAACATAACTAACATAACTAACATAACTAACATAACTAACATAACTAACATAACTAACATAACTAACATAACTAACATAACTAACATAACTAACAT